AGTCTCTCTCTATAGTAAATGGTTGCAACGAGCGACCTTGTCAAAGGAATGGCGCTTTGGATTCTCGCATTCAGCGTTCCCATACTTTTGGTCTACTTAAAGAACCCAGAGGTGCGGATTGGACTCATTACACTTGCGTATCCCATCATCTTGGCCTCGTTGGCGCGCACAGGACGATTCTGGGTCTCGAAACGAGTCATCGTCATCTCGGCTCTTGTGGCATTTGGAATGTCAATGCTGCTTCGTTTTTCGACATCAGCCCGTGCTGCCATTGACAAACCTGACGAGCACAAGGTACTTTCCAGTGTCATCTACAGTTCGATACTGATTGTGTTTTTTCTTGTCATGGCGTTGACATCTATGGGACTTGGGATGTATGGGTCAAATGTCAACGTGGCTTAATAGCCATGTGAAAGACCAACCGTAACTTTTTACGCCTTTATTAAAAAGCGACGAGCGAAATAAAAGATGATGGCAGCCACAAGCGCAGTGACAACAAGTCCCGTGTTGGAACGATCGCCTGCAGCCGTGAGCATCTGAGGCAGAAACCCTGCGAGCTTCTCCTGGACTGGTCCGGAAAAGGCGACAAGCGCCACCACGCCAGCCAGGAGAGCCTCCATCTGTTCGTTGGTCAGAGTCGATTTCTTGGGGGGAGGGGCAGCAGCGACCGCCTGGGGTGCGTACACCTGCTGGTGGACCGGTGGTGCCATCTGGTAGTCGACTTCAGAACCCATGATATCAGCAATTGGTGTAGAGTCCATTTGGAGTGTACCCACATTTTTTTCAGGAAGTTTCGGCGGGGCAGGCTGACTAAACAGTGGCGTCATTGCATCCGCTGAATCATTCAGGTTCATGGTGGTGACACCCTCCATTTATTTTTTGTCCCAAAGTTTTTGAAAAAATTAATCGCATTAATACGTTGGATCGGAAGGTCGCGACGCCATGATTGCCATGCCAATGGATCCCAAAACGCCAAAGATTGCCACGATGAGCATAAAGATTAAAAAGCCCTTGTTGGATGATTTCGATGTATCCTTTCCGATACACTGGATACCAATTGCAGATGATGCAATGGTGAGCACCGAAAAGAGGAGTATCATAAAGAGCGTTACAAGTGACATTTAGATTGTAAAATATTTTTTTGGTGCGTTCACTACCCGCGAAAATGATGTCGCTGGACTGTAGACTATGAGTCGACTCCAGCTGAGAAAGTTTAATCCAGCCACAATGGCTGATGACAAGGTGTGTATTTTTGTCGGCAAGCGCGGTACAGGAAAGAGTTGGCTCGTGACAGATATTCTGTATCATAAGCGCCATCTCCCAGCCGGTATCGTCATGTCAGCGACAGAGGATGGCAATCACCACTACAAGCGATTTGTTCCTGACCTTTTTATTTACGGGGACTACGACCGTGAAGCGATAGAGCGAGTCATGGTGCGACAAAAATCACTGGTGAGTCGAGGCGTTCCAAACTCGGGCGCCTTTATGCTACTGGATGACTGCATGTATGACCGCAAGTTTATGAAGGATACGTGTATCCGACAGTGTTTCATGAATGGACGTCACTGGAAAATCTTCTTCATGCTCACGATGCAGTACTGTATGGATTTGTCCCCTGATTTACGAGCCAATGTCGACTACGTCTTCATTCTGCGCGAAAATATAATCCAGAACAGAGAAAAGCTCTACAAAAACTTTTTTGGCATCTTTCCAAGCTTTGACATGTTTAATCAGGTGATGACATCGTGTACTGAAAACTACGAGTGCATGGTTCTTGACAACACGTCAAAGAGCAATCGTATCGAAGACTGTGTCTTTTGGTACAAGGCGGGTGAACATAAAAACTTTCGTATAGGTTCACCGTCCCTGTGGGCCTTTCACAATAAAAATTACAACCCGCGTCACGATCTCGAGCAACAAACAAAAATTGATCCAACGAAAAAGGCGACAGTGACAGTTGTGAAAAAATCAAAATGATCGAATCTTTTTGAGTACGACATCGATTGAAGCAACAGTTGCCGCGTCATCGGCATATGTCATCTTGAGCGACTCCAGTCCCGGTACAGCCTCTACCAGTTCTTGACGGAACCCAGCGACGATTCCTTCGTTGACAATATTGGTCACATACATCAATGTTGTCACACGATTGTCCCCGTTGAACCATCGAAGAAGTGGCGACGGTCGTCTGTCAATCGACAGGACACCGTGACGCGACGATAGTTTTTGGCCCTCTTTGAGGGCGCCGATGACATAGAGCGACACGAGAACGTGTTCGTACCGCATCTTCTTAGTGTTGAACAAGAGTATCTTCTTTAGTGAACAGGTCCTCTTCAACCTGAAGTGTCATGCTGACAAACCGAGACAGCGCAAACAGGTAATCGCTGAGACGATTGATGTAGACACAGTGTTCAAGTTCAAGAATCTTTCGCTCACAGCGACGCGTGACGGAACGACACACGTGAATCTGGGCACAGAGTTTGTGACCCGTCGGGACGACAAAGTTTCGAATTGCAGGCGTGATGTCCGAGAGACGATCTATATCCTTTTCAATCCTGTCATCTGAAAACATTTCCGAACCCGGTGTCGCCACACACGATGATATCGTCATGATGTTCTTCTGAATGCGAGTCAGTGTCTCACCGAGTGCGTACCATTCATAGTACCGACCCTCGTCCACAGACGGCATATGTCTATAATTCATGGCACCGGCGCCGGGTGCAGAGTACACGTGACCACGATTTTCCTCCTTCCAAAACGCCTTGGCGAGACCGAGGTGGCAATTGAGTTCGTCGAGGTCACCGAGCGCCTGAAACCGCGCATCCGTCTTTGGGAGTCTCTGTCCCGTGTACAGGGACGTCTCCCCCTTGTCACCCGTCTTTGTGTACAGTTTGGGCATCTTCCTTTACTTTTAGGGCATCAGTCTTTTTATGTGGACAGTGACGGCAACCATTTCCGCAGCATTTTCGTTTGGATAGGTAGGCAGCTGTAAACACCTTGTACCCTGTTTCAGGGTCACGGTACGTGGCGCTTCCACACCGAATCGCCTCCGTGTGAAGGTCCTCAATATCGGTCATTGGTCGCACAGTGTTGTATTACGTACACAGAGTGCCAGTTGTTTAAACTCTCGTGACAATTCAAGGTGCCACGGGTACAAGATGGCGGTCTGAAACACAAATGCACACACACCTATAACAAGGGACACTGGCGAGATCCACATGAGCGACCATTGTGCGCGGTTATGAGGACGTTCTAAAAATGGATCGTCCATTACATGTTAAAAGAAAAGATTCTCTAACTAGTAGTAATGACCAGTGGTCGTGTGCAAATGGCTGCCATTGGCCTCCAGGATGATTTTTTAACTGGTGAACCAGACGTGACATACTTTATAAAAAAGTTTAATCGCCACACAAAGTTTGCACTTGAAATTCTTGATTCGGCGTTTGACCAACAAAACATTGATTTCGGGAGCCGGCTCACGTGCACCGTTCCGAGAAATGGTCAACTCATACGAAACATGTATCTCAGTCTCGTTTTGCCAGACTTGATTCCAAACACGTACGGGTATACGGATTCCATAGGAAATGCAATCATCGAGTACGCCGATCTTCTCATTGGCGGCAAGGTTGTCGAGCGCATCACCGGTGAATACATGCAAATTGAATCGCAAATATCGTGGAGCGAATCACAGCAGACTGCCCTCAAGTATCTGATCGGTGACACCAAGGCTGGACTCACCGGTCTCGGTCCAGCCAGCAACGTTTTGATTGATACGGAACCGTATTATGGCCCGTATCCCCGAACCATGATGGTTCCGCTTCCATTTTATTTCGCGCAGAGCGACAGTCTCTCCTTACCACTGTGTTCCCTGACACGCCAGGAGGTTGAGGTTCACATACAGTTGCGACCACTGTCAGAGCTCGTTGCGTACGGAAACCCAAAAGCTCAAATATTGTCATGGCAGCAGTACGCTTTGACTCCGATACACTTTTCATCCGTGACGTGGCTCCCATTGTCACTTGTCTTTGCCCTCATTCCGCCATCAAACACCTTTTACGTGTTCAACCCGAATAGCACGTCACTCATTCCCATTCGGGTTTCTCCGTACACAAACTTTAGCTGTTCGGGTGTCGCCGAACTGGGTGATCCAATCGTGGTTGCCATTTCATCCGTACCGTGCCCAACCCCAATTGTGTACTCGGAGACAAACCTTTTTGGAACGTTTATACCAATCATAGTGTCGGAAGGTACATTTAGTTACATTGCAATTGCCAGTGACGGCGCCAGCAATATGGTTGCGGTAACTGCAAACGGAGGTCCACTCGTGTGGATACATTTTATTAAAGACTCGTTGTTTTCGTCAGGTTTTAGTGGATACACGACAACTGCCATTGATACGCCTCTGGGACACGTCTTTACAGCTGTCACATGGTCAGAATTTAATCACTCCTTTGTTCTCGGTGAAACAAAGACGACACAGCTTGTCACGCTCAGCATTTTCCTTGACAACACGTACGCATTTGACGGCATTCCACAAACTGGTCCCTATTATACCGACTTTCGAACGAGAACCCTCTTAGACGAAACTGGATACTTTTTGGCCATGAAATCCGGTTTTGGGTCTCTCTGGATTTCCAATTATCTTGGTTCTCCGGCACCTGGGTACACACTGCCATATGGTATTCTAAAAACTACAAATGACAATTCTGGAA